GCTGATGTCGAAGCCGCTGTCACGGGATTCGGTCCAGGCAGTTTCGATGTCGGCCTGTGCGCCTTTTTTGCGTGGTGCAGGGCGCAAGCTGTAGCGGGTTTCTAAGCCAACACCATCTTTTCCTAGGACAAAATCCCAGGCAAGCAGGTCGGCGTAGTCCTCCATTTGACTGACTGAATCAAGTTCGTTGATCAGGCTCTTTTGACCGAGCTGCATGATCTGAACTGAACTGGTGTCGTAGTTGTAGACAGGCACGGCGATGGCGAACTTCACCTTGTCGGGTGCAGTGCCTTCACGGTTGAGACGGCGGCTGTAATCAGCGCCCATCTCTTCTTCAATGTCTTCGGGGCTTGGGTCTTCTGCAAAACGGAACGGCTTTGACTTGCCGTCGGTGGTTTCGCCCCAGCACTCGAAAAACTCAAGGGGCTGGTCGTCCAGAAGCGCAAAGCGGACATTGCCGCCGGACTGGATTTTGGAGGGGTTTAGATAACCGCCGCCGCCACCGCCAGAAGCGGCAGATTTGTTCTTGTCTGAGATGAATGGCATGGTCTTGGTTGCTGTGGGCGTGTTGCCCTGTGCTTTTCTACTGTAGCAGGATGCCGACAGTGGTCAAGTGCGGTAGGATAAAAAACCCCAGAGCCGGAAGAGCTGCTGGGGTGGTTTGACAACCGACTTGACCCACACACTGTAGCAGATGCTTCTTGCTGATTTTGTTCTTACGTTGCCTAAAACTTGGGCAACCGCTCCGATTTATGCCGCTGGGGTAACGCTCCCAAACAAGAAAACCGCTTGTGGTAAATCTCCTCTTGGCCGCGCTTCAAGAGAAAACCTTTCACCTCAATGCACGGCTAATTACATAAAAGAAAACCCGGAGACATTCCAGGCCGTCGGTGTTTACAGCGGTACTCGCTCCGGCGGTTTGGTCATCTTTGACGTTGACCGCAAGCTTTCTGAAATTAAAGAAAAATGGGGTGATGACCTAGCAAAAGCGCCTTGCATTACATCGCCTAGGCCCGATGCGGCCAAGTTTTTGTTCATTGTTCCAAAAGAAGATCGGCTAAAAGTCGCTTCAATGAGTCACGTTGCTGCAGGGCAGCAAGGCTGGGAAGTTCTTTGGGGTGCTCAGGGCGTTTTGTGCGGCGCCTACAAGGAAAAGGGTGAGTACACGTTCCAAGGAGATGTGAACGCGATTCCGGAAGCTCCTGAATGGCTTCTTGAGCGAATGCGGGAGCAGTACCGCAAGGTCAATCAAACCGATACCGCACGCAAGCTGCGCGATACGCGTTACACCAACCGGTCCAGGGAAGAAAAGATTGCAATTGCTGAAAGCTGCCTGAGTGTTATTGAGCCGCGTGGTGCTTTTAGTGAGCGGTTTTGGTGGGAGATCGGCGCAATGCTTCATAGCGAGCTGCCGAACCAGGATGGTTTGAAGCTCTGGGAACAGTGGAGCCAAAAGGATGCTGAATATGCAGAGCACTGGGAAAACGGCAACAACCCTTGTGCTGATCGCTGGGATGCCGGTTTCACAGGTGGTGGTCTTGGGTTTGGCAGTTTGATCATGGAGGCGGATTCGGTCGATCCAGACCGAACTCGATTTCAAAGGGACGGTCTTACACAACTGGTGGACGAGATCCAGGCGGCGCCAGCAAAATTCAAGCTCGACTTTTTAGGCCCTGAAGAGCTGGTCGCCCGTGGTCTTGAGATTGAAGAGACCTACGACAATCCGGCGTTTGCGGACCAGGCAAAAACAATCTTGGCCCAGGAAGGTGGACGCCAGCGCGAAGGTGCTGCTGCTATTGACCGGCTTCTGGACGCGCACACTACTTACGAGCGAAACCGTGGGTGCAAGCCTGCTGCTGTTGCGGAGTTGGACAACACACCGTTTGAGTATTTGATTCCTGGGCTTTTGCCGAAACCGTGGCTTCTTCTGATCCACGCTGATGGGGGCACAGGTAAATCAGCCATGTGCCAAACGTTGTGCAAACACATCAGCCAGGGCATCCCGTTCAATGTTCATGGCGCAAATGTGCCAGTGGCTAAAGCCAAGTGCCTTTGGTTAAACGGTGATCAAAGTGAGCGAGTGCTTCGCTTTCAGTTTGAGGAAAGGGGCATGACCTCGAATGTCGATGTCATGGCTGAGTGGGACATGCAGTGGTATCGACAGTTTTGCAAGATCCAGGAGAGGGAGAAATATGCGCTTGTGGTTATTGACAGCCTTGATGGATGTAATGACTCCAACCCTTACGAGGAAAACCGCCGTGAGTACGCTCATCCGCTAAAGCGGTTGGCTCGTAGGAACGGAAAAGACTTTCCGGCGTGTTCGATCATCGTGATCCATCACAACAACCGAAACGGTGGTTTTCGTGGCACAAGCGCAATAAGAGCCGCTGTGGACGAAACGTGGAACATGGTGAAACTGGACAACAAACAGGTTGCAGAACTTGGCCTCACCTACAACAGCCGTCTGGTCACTGTTGAAAAGTCCCGCGATAACCGCGAGGACATGCGCCAGGTGTTCACGCTGAAGGATGACTACACCTACGCCATCGGGCCTGTTCCTGAGCCCAAGGAAAGGTCAATTAAAGGCCCAGAAGGGTACAAGCTCGCGATGCTCAGCGAAATGAGGACAAACCGCAAAGCTTGGGCAGCTAAGGATTTTGAAGAACACGAAACCCTCGGCGGGGTTCACCGAAAGCGGGCCATCAAATACGGGCTTGAAAAACTTGAAGACCAAAAACTGATAGAGCGGTGCGGGCCTCCTGAAGGCGCCACGTTTAAGGGCAGAAAACCTAATTATTGGCGGGCTGTCGGTACAGACGTTCCAGGTAAGTTCAGCACTCGCGCACGGGGGGCGTCTGTTTTAAGTAGTGTTAAAAGTGCAACCCCTTCTACTGGAACGGATTTGAACGACAATGCAGATTGTCAAAAGCCTGCAATTGTCAAAAGTCCTCCGGATTCTGACCTTTTGACAAAACCCGACCTTTTGACAAAGTTGATTGTCGTTAAGAAACCTTCCCCTGGAACGGATAAGGCTTTTGACGCGCCTAATCACACACATAGGGGTAACGACACGGATGCCGGTTTTACCTTCTGGGATTGAGTTATGTATCCCTGCCTCTCTGATCCCAGGGCAACAGACAAGCAGCGCGTCCTTCACTGGGAACGTTGCTTGGTCGGACTTTGGAAAATCCCAGAACCACCTGTGGGATGGAGGGAATCTCTGCGTCTTCGGGATGAGCAAGGGTTGACGAAATACCCATAGAGTGCTACATTGTTAGTAGCGTTCGCAAACTTGTGACTGAAAAGCAAACACGTTGCACAATACAAACAGGACACCACTACGGTGGCAAGTTCTTTAGTAAATTGTGCGAAGCGGCGCTGCTAGCTGATCCTCGTAATCGCTCCAGGGTTTTGGATGCGTTTCCGGAGATCGTGTCTAAATATGGACCAGGTAGTGCCTTTTACAACGAGTACCTTTAATGAAAGAAATTACAGTCCGCATCCCTGAAGAAGTTTTGGCCCAGGTAGATAAAGAAGCCGGGTTAAAGCATGTATCGAGGGCTCAGTTTATCCGAGATCGGCTTGTTCTTAAAAACAACAAAGCTGTCGGTGATTATGGGCCTAAAGACTTCCACACCCTGGTAAGTCTTGTCAGGCGTAGAACAGGCAACGGCTTGGATAAAAGACAACTAGAGAACGTTGTCGCTGTTGTATTTAATGAACTAGCTAGTTAATCTGCACACCACACATCAAGGGCTTGTGACTTCACCAATGTCTTCCCCCGCATCACATTCTTTCACGATCGGCGACGTCAAGGTTTACATCGGCTTTGAACACCTAGACAAAGTTCAAACCGCTGGGTCTATATGCTTTGACACAGAAACGCTCCAGTTACAGCCGGAACGCAACAAATTGCGTCTTCTGCAGCTTGGATCTGGCGTGCGTAATACTGTTGTCCTCATTGATTGCTTCGAGCTTAATGAAAGTGACTGGACTAAGCTCCGCAGCTTCTTCTGCAGTCCAATCCGATACTGGCTGGCCCATAACGCTGTATTCGATCTTGGGTGGTTGCAAGAGCACGACATCTATCCGCATGGGTGGGTGCGCTGCTCCATGTTGGCCAGCCGACTTCTCACAAACGGGCTGCCTTTCCCGAAACACGGACTTGCGTACGTCGTCAAACGTTATCTAAAAAGAGAACTGTCTAAAGAACAGCAAAGATCAGACTGGAGTGGTGCCTTAACTGATGACCAGCTTAGGTACGCCGCCAATGATGTAATTGCTTTAATGCAGCTAGATAATATTCTTGATCACGAAATAGGTAAGCATAAACTGGCGCAAGCTTACGGTTTGGAATGTCGTGCGCTGCCTGCAATGGCCCAGATGTGGCGCACGGGTTTACCCTGGAACGCTGCTAATCTGCAGCAACGGAAAGAAGACTACGAAGCAGATATAAAAGCTTTAAAAAAGGACTTTATTTTGCAACTTGATCATGCTTTGCCTGAAGGTAAGAAACTACCCAGGGACAAAGATGGTTCTTTTAATTTACGTGCTAGAGACGAGGGTAGACTAAGAGATAAAAATAAAAGATATAAAGGTTTTAATCTTAATAGCCCCCAACAGCTTATGGAAAAACTGACAGATATTTTACACGAAAAACCTAAAGATGCAAATGGCAAACCTAGTGCATCGCGCCAGGTTTTGCGTACTTATGCCGCAGATCATGAAGTTATTCAGATTTATTTGGAGTGGAAAAAGGCAGACAAACGCCGCCAGATGATTAACTCTATCCAGGAAAAAATGAATGACGACGGTTTTGTACGTGCCAGCTACATGCAGCTTGGTGCGGAGTCCGGGAGAATGTCTTGTATTAAGCCGAACAACCAGCAGATTCCTCGTGACCCACAGTTTCGTGGGTGCGTAGAAGCGCCGGAAGGCTACCTCTTAGTAGACGCTGACTTTGGTCAGATGGAGCTAAGGCTTGCCGCTGCTATTGCAAAGGATGAAAGGATGATCTCTGCGTTCCAGCGTGGTGAGGACCTTCATACTGTTACTGCTGAAACTATCGGGTGCAGCAGGCAGATAGCTAAGTCTGCAAACTTTGGTTTGCTTTACGGCTCGGGTGCGAAAGGGCTGCGTAACTATGCCGGTGGTACAGGTATCACCATGACGGTTGAGCGTGCTGCTGAGATTCGTAAAGACTAGCTGGATGCTTTTGCTGGAATCGGCAGGTGGCAAAAGGAAATGGCAAAGGAGTCGCAAGACACCGAGGGGGATAAGTGGGCTGAGACCCGGATTCCGGTTTCTGGTATGCGGCGGTATCTACAGGGAGACATGAATCGGCTGACTGTGAGGTGCAATACACCGATCCAGGGAGCTGGCGCGGCCATCCTTAAATGCGCCCTTGGCAAGCTCTGGCCCTTAGTGCATGAGGCAGGTGAAGAGACAGTGCGAATTGCAGCCGCAGTGCATGACGAAATTTTGTTGCTGGTGCGTGAAGATGCTGCTGAAGAGTGGGCCGCTTGTCTAAAACAAGTGATGGAGGAGGCTGAAGCCAAGTGGTTGGGAGACATCCCCGCATTAGCTGAGGTTTCCATCGGTAAAACTTGGATGGAGACCCATTGATGGCACGCGTTTTTTCCACAGCTAAGGGATGGTGCTGCTTAGGCCCTGCAGGGCTAAAGTATTACACACATCTAACTGGGGCGATGGATGCCGCGTACCGGCAGACAAATAGCGATGGAACGTCTAAACAAAGCAATTCAAACCGCAGTTACGGGTGATTTGCAGAGAGCAGCCATGTTCCTAGAACGTGCCAAGGAAGTTAGGGCAGGTTGCACAAAACAGCGTGCTCAGTCTCGTCATGCTCAAGCAACTGCCTGGAAAAAGAAAGCCGACTCCCCTTTAGTGTGGTAACATATTTGTAGTAATCTAGAGTTTATGGCTTTGCGCCACGGCAACAAAACATATTTTCAAATTCTTTTGGACCCGCATCGAGCAGAGCTAGTGCAGCTTTTGGCTAAAACACAAAACAAACGTGCAACAGCTTGGATGCGGGACACCATTTATGCGCGTTTAGAGGCAGAGTGGCCTGAGCAGACGTATAAAGACGCTGCAGAAAAAGATGCTTTGCAATGGCAGAGATCCATACATCGTCGCGCTGATGGCAAACTCAAGTAAACCATGAGATTTATATTACAAACGCACCAGGATGCTCCACTTTACTTAGCGGCTTTGTATCAAAATCCTAGGCAGACCTGTCTTTTTACTCCTTTTGTAGAGGACGCCTGCAGCTATACAGACAAAAGCGCAGTTTTAGATGCAGCCCGTAAGTTAAAAGTTTTGTTTGATATTGATGCACTAATACTTGAATCATCCGAAAAGTAATTCTATATGCAGTGCCCAAAATGTCAGTCGTACAGGGTCCACGTGGTTACGACTAAAAGGACTGTGGAAGGCCCGTATGAAATAGTGCGCCGCCGTCATTGCAATAGCTGTGATTACAGGTGGTACACAGCGCAAGCTCCAGAAGTAAATATTGGGCCATACCTGAACTGGGTTGGCGATCAGGTCAGAGTGCCTCTATAACTGCGATGAGACCAACCCTCAGTAACTGAGTCATGGCCCCTGTCCACCTGAATTGGACCACGACTCCGCACCTCACAATCGAAAACGCTCGAAAGCGAGCATTGGACACGCTGCACGAATCCAACCCAAAGCTCACGGTGTTAGAGCAAGCTCTTAGGGCTTCTGCTCTCCGCCAGAAAGCACAGCGTCCAATAAGGCAATGTGACCAACCGCCTGTCTGAGCAGCCGTGTCTGATGGTGCTGAGCCTTGGCCATGGCTACGCAAAGCTGAGACAACACATCGATATTGTCGCAGTCTTCAATCTCCCTAATACTGCGCTCTAAGACAAACTGCTCACTAAGGCTTGGTTCAACCACCATCCAGTCGAAACTGTTCAAGGGCTCGTTTTTCGGAGGCATAGGGCTCCTTACTTCTAAAATCTATATAATCGTGCGCTGCAGGAATAAGCCACTCATTTATTTTTAAACAAGCTTCGATATTGACGGGTTGAACACAGTTCATAACGACTGTGGTCCAGAAGGCGCCTATATACGACCAATTCACAAATTGTCCACCAAGATTACCCAGCCTGTGCCAGGGCCTTCGACCTGCCAACGCGGCCTGAACTCTGATTGCCTTATTTCTGCTCTTTCACCGCCTGTAGCACTTGAATGTCCTCCACGAGCTAGGTCCGGTTTTCCCTTTGGATCATTAACCACCCAGCCAGGATCACTACTGTGTTTTCCTGTGTAGCCCGTCACAACCACCCAATGACCACATCCATTTCCACTGCACATTGGTGGCTCACCGCGTAGGAGACTGCCCCGGTGCATATAGCCCGCCAGAACCACTCTGCCCATTTCAATCTCCATCTCGATCATTTCTTCGTCACCATCAGTCCGAAACTCAGCGTTCAACCCCAAACTCTCAAGCGTTTTTATTTGTGCCTCAACAGAGGTCGAATCCCCGAACTTGTCACGGATTTTGTTGTACTCATCATCTGTTTTGACGCGCGAAAAATGCGCTGCAACCATCGCGGCTGCACTTGAGAAACATTCGCGGTAACCCTCTCTGCCGTTGTCGAGCTGGCTGAAGTAAGGGATGTAAACCTGCTGATCAATGCCTGATGCTTTCCACGCATCAACCCAGGCGGCATCTTCCTCAAGTAGCTCTTGAGGCAAGGATTCTTCAAGTTGTTTAACAGCGGCAAGTTGGTGAGGAGTGCCACGGAACCAATGGAAGAAAGGGAGCAACAATAAAGCCACAACTACAACCCCAAACCACATTTATTTTTCGATACGCTCCGCAGGAAATAGCAAATTCTTCAAATAGGTGCACGCGACATCGTCTAATTCATTGTCAGTTTGCTCGCTAACCTTGACTAGACAATCAAGCAAAAGCTGTTTTACGGCTTTCGACTTGATGAAGCTAAACAGGATTGGCTTTAGAAGTAAAACCATGAGACCACTGTGTTTGCCAAAATTCTAATGTCTGTCTTGGATACCTTCAAGACGAGCAATCGCCCTTTCAGCGTCACTAAGCCTTGCAAAAACTTCTGTTGAGACGGCGGCCTGCTCTCTACGGAAAAGATCGACTTGAGAACTTAGATTGTCTACAGCACTTGTGAGGCGCACCAACGTATCACGACCTTGCAGGCTTTCGCGGTTTGCGCTTTTAACCGCAAGGGCACCTGCCCCTACACTTGCCCCAGCTATAGCCGCCCAAACCTCTACCACACTTTTCGACCTAATTACCGCACATCATGGCAGAAGAACAGGGTAAGCAGGAGCACGAACCAGAATCAACAGCTTTGGCGGATTTTGTAAAGCTCGCTGTTCTTACATGGTCTATTGCAATGCTCAGCCTTAACTACCTTGGCTATGTCAAAGCCAT